GCCAAAGGATATAAACCTTGTAAACATTCTTATGGAGGATAGTTTTAGTAAAAGGCTCGTAAAATCATACGAGCCATATTTTTTATTTTTTTTCTTTACCATAGAGGAAACCAATTTCTAAAAATTCATTTTTTGAGCTTTCAACAGCTTCATTAAAAAGTGTTTCCAGCTTTTGTTTTTCTTCAATAGAAATTTTTAGACTATTTATAAATTTTTTAAATTTTTCATCAATTTCCCCTGCTTTTGATTTAAATAGTCCTTTTGTTTCCAGCTCTTCCAAAAAATTAATAAGATTAATATCCATAGTGTTTCCCCCTTTATAAAATAAATATAGTTAGTAATTTTAATTAATTTTATTAACTTTTGAATAATTTTTAAAACGATTAAATTAAAATATTAAAATTTATAAACTATTTAATTAATACTATAATACAAAATTAAAAGTTGTCAAGTATTTTTTTTAGTGATATACTAAGTTATTAAAATAAAGTTATTAGTTAATTATTTAATCCAACTAAAAAGAAAGGAGTTAGGATGAGAACAACTAGTGAAATTTTAAAAGAATTTAGAAAAAGTAGAGAAATGACTGCTGCAATGATGGCTGAAAAATTAGGAATATCGGCTGTGACTATGTCTGCTATAGATGTTGGTAGGAAAAAGCTCTCTGAACAAATGCTTGATAAACTTGAAACTATGTTACCTAAAGATGACTTTATAGATTTATTAAAATCTGAAAAAGAAATGAACCTACCTTCTTTTCTACAAAAAAAGTTTGAAAAATATAATATCCAGTCAGAATCAATAACTGATACTACAAACATATCAGAAGTATCAGAAGAGGGGAAAAGAAAGATCTATGATTTTATAGAGCTTGTAAAAACTGCTGAAAGGGCAAGAAATAACAGAGAAACTGTTAATATTACAAATCTATCTGCTGAAAATAAAGAAAAAGCAAGGGAGTATATAGAATTATTAGAAATTAAACAAGAAAAAAAATAAATTTTTAGGAGGGTGTTTTATATGAAAAAGTTTTTAAAGTTTGTTTTAATTGGGATGTCTGTATTGTTTTTAGTTAGTTGTGGAAAACCAGATTCACAAAAAGCTTTTGAAAGTAGCTTTAAACTGTTAGCATCAGAATTGGAGAAACAAGTCCCTAATGATGATCCAGTATCTAAGTCTTTTGCAAAAGCAATAAAAAAAGCAACATATAAAGTTAATAAAGTTACTGAAAATGGTGATACTGCTGACATTGATGTAACTATTAAAGGTATTAATATTCCAGGATATATGGGAGAATTAATGTCTTCAGTTATGCCTTTAGCTATGTCAGGTGCTCCAGAATCTGCACTAGATGCAGCAGCAACTAAGTTTTTTGATGACTTATTTAAAAGAACAGATTTATCTTATATTGAAAAAAATTTAATTGTTAAAATGCAGAAAGAAAATGGAGAATGGAAAATAGTAAATTTTTCAGAAGTACTTGGAGCAGCTCTTGGTGGATTAGATAAATTATTTGAAGATGAAGGAACTGAAAATAATTCTAATTAATTTTTAAAATAATTATACTTGCATAAAATAGGACTTTTTAAAGAGGTCCTATTTTTTATTTAAAAAATTCTCTTGACTTTTAAAAAAAATAAGTTATCATTATAAATAAATTAGTTTAATAAATTTAAGTAATAAATTTAAAATTTGAAAAGGAGTTTTTTATGAATGCTTATGATCCTTACAGGTATTACATAAAAATAAGAGATGGAACTATAATTATAGAGGAGCGTTGTTTTTATAATAAAGCTGCTTTTAAAAAAAGTTTCAAAGAACTTTCTGAAAAGTATAAAGAAAATCAAATAACGACATACCAGAATATCAGAGGCAGGTGGTATGAATGTCCAAAACCAAATATTTAAATAATAAAGAAATTGGGCGTAGTTATTGTAGCTGTGGGAATTACTTATATTCAGATACTGAAAAAAGAATAAAAGTTGCTAGTAGAAATCAAGTTACTTATTATTTTGAAGAAAAGTGTTTAGAAATAAATTGCTCACATTGCAATAAAAGCACAAAAGTGAAGTTATAGAATGTATGGATTAGATAGAGCAGGCATTTATACTGAAGTAGAAACAGAAATTCTATATGTCAAAGAAAGACTTGAAAAATTATTTCCAAACTCGTATTCAGAAAGCCTTTCAAAAGAAACAACTAATTATGAAATTAATAAGAAAAACATAAATAAAATAAAGTTAGAGAAAAAACACTTCAGTACACTTATTAGGATTGACTTCTCATATCCACGATTTTTTGAAGAGAATAATATTGTACCTCTAACAGATGAATTAAAAAAAATAATAGTAGAAGAAAATTTAACACATTTAATTAATCAAATAATTGATTATAAAATAAGTTCTGATGATTTATATTATGATTTCTTTGAATTCACTATTCAAGAAAATGTAAAAAATTTTTATAAGTATCACAATATAATTGCAATGTTTTATAAAGGACTTACTAGAAAATACAAAGATTTAGACAAAGTCCAATATTACAATTTTTCAAAATCTGATAACCAGTTTTACACAACTGGATTTATCTTTCAACCTTTTCAAGGGTGGAAGATACGCCTATATAGTAAAGGGCATGAAAATAATAAAAATAATTTACAAAAAGTAAAAGGTGCTATTTTAAGATTAGAGCATAGATTAACAAAAAAAATTATTATAAAAAATTTCAACACGAATAAGATTAAAAATATTACAATACAGTCTATTGCAAACTGTATTAATAAAAATATCTCAAAAAATTTAGCTGATATTTTAATAGCTGAAATAAATTTATCTAAAGAAATTCTTGAAAAAAAATTTAAAGGATTTAGATGCAATGAACTAAATTCATTAGTTAGAGATAATCTTGAATGGATTTTAGATGAAAAAATAATTGATGATATTATCACCAACTTGACAACAAGATCATATTCAAGAGTCAAAGTTTATAGACAAAAAGTAAGAGAAATCTTACTCACTTCACAATCTCAAGCTTCACCAAAAAGAGATTTTTTTGGTAACATTGAAAGACTTGAGGTATTCTTCAACAATCTAATTCTTGCAAATATCAAAGTTAAATGTAACACAAAAAAACATTTAACATTTCTTTGTCAAAAATGGACTGAAAAAACAAGCCATTTTTAAGACTAAAAAAACAAATTCCCTTTTAAAATCAATAGTTTTTTAAAGACATGTATTTACTCTATAACAATAGATAGCATCCCAATCCTGAAACTGAAAAGTAAATTTATATATTTTTTATGCAATAAGAAAAAAACAATTTGAAACCAGGAGAGAGCTATGAATGAAATAATTGAATTAAATCTACTTAAAGAAGTAGCAAATAATCCAAGAGTTATAACTACTGAACAAGTAGAAATATATAAAAATATTCTTCAAAGATTTGGAAATATTATTCCAGTTATTATTGATGAGAATAACTATGTTGTAAGTGATTATGCAAAGATAAAAGCTGCAACAGAACTAGGAATAAAAGAAATTAATTGTATCAGAATTAACAATCTTTCAGAAAATGAAGTTCAAACAATAAGAATAGCAGAAACAAGAGCAATAGAACTTGGAAAATGGGATTACCAAAAATTATTTGATGAACTTTCAAAAATAGGAGAAGATTTTAAATTAACAGGTTTTGATTTAGATGAAATATTGGAGCAATTACCAGCAGAAGCACTTGATATTAATGGAATTGATGAAATAGATGTTCCTGAACTTCAAGATGAAGCTTTTACAAAACAACAAGATATTTGGCTACTTGGAAATCATCGTTTAATGTGTGGAGATTCTACCAAATTAGAAGATGTTAAAAAATTAGTAAACAATGAAGTTATTGATTTATTAGTAACAGACCCACCATACAATGTTGATTATCAAGCAGCAAATGGGCAAAAAATAAAAAATGACAAAGGGGGAAGGGGGAAGTTGAAATAACTTGTTGGTGAAAGGTTTTGGCTTTCTTGATTTATTGTAAAAGTAGGCTTTTCATTTTTGATAGTGAGATTGCTTTCCTTTCTTCTACACTTCACTTGTATTTTTTTTTTCTTTGAGGGAGGATTGCAAACACTCCATTATAAAGAAGTTTGTGGCTGTAATTATAAGTGGAATGATCAGAGTATGATTTGGGGGTAAGGTAAATAGAAGAACAATGTATGTATGATGATTGTTAATTACACATACATACATATACACACACACTGGCCAATTGTTTTGTTTTTTTCTTTTTTTTTCATAAAAAGCAATCCATTCAATTTTTAGGGGATGAATAATATGACGGTGCTTTAATTGTAAATATTGTATTTTCCTTAAAAAAAAGGAAACAAGTTTATTACTGGGTGACATGTAGATCTGAAGAAAAGTGATTGGTAACATTAGTTTCTCCCATTTTGCAATCAAAACTAAATTATCAACAATTTATAATCTGGAACTATTTTAGTCAAAATAAATAATGGACTTTGCATAAATGATAGAGATTTCTGATTATATATAGTAAATAAACTGAAAAACAGGATTAGTCTCAATCCATTATCTTCTCCAAGAGTCAATCCATGTAATTTAGTGGGGAGGAGGG